ATGCTTCTTTGAGCCCAACTTTATTTTTGCTACCCACTGTACGGACCCCTGGGTACGCTGAAAAGATATTGTCGGTCGGATCCCCTCGCATGCACTTCTCGAAAAGAATCCACTGAGGATTCGGAATTGTTTTTGGTTCCTTAGTTTTTTTATCCTTGACTGGGTTACCTTTTTTGTCGAAAATACCTTGCGTAGTGTGGAGTTCATCTGCTATTCCGTTGTATTGATTTACATTGTTAGCCAGCAGTTGATGAAAATCTGTGTCCGAACTCACAATGGTGTGATGATCTTGTGGGTGGCTCTGTATCCAGCCCGCGATCAGATCATCGGCTTCTAGATCGGGGTGTTGCAATACGGTACAATTGGTCTTATTGCCCAAGAAGTCTTTTAAGGTGTCAAAGGTTTCCCAAAACAACTTGTCTTCTTCGGCTTCACGTTCGGTGAGTGCGGCACGGGCCACAGCACGATTCTTTTTATAAGGTTCGTAGAAGTCTTTGCGCCACGAGCGACCTTCCAGACAAAATACCACATGAGTGGCCTGTTGATCCCGCCAGGACTTGTTTACACTATTTAGTGTGACATGTATGGCAAAACCCAGGCGATCCCAGGTATCGCTTTGACGATGGGCAGCGTGTCTGGCACGAAAAAAGGTATTGGCTGTGTCTACTAAAAGATATCTCATGTAGTTATAATAGCATATAATGATTACGTTGTCAACAAGTTTTGGACATAATTTTGGTATAAAAATTCAGCCCAGGCCCTGTGTGCTGCTGGACCAAAATGATATGAATTGGGGTTTACTGGCTTGAAACCGCGTTCGATCAACCAATTGTAATAGGTATGGGCTGGATCATATGGTTCAATATAACTGCGGCCCCAGTCAAAATTTGGTAAATTGGTAAAGGGTTCGAATGTGTTAAAAAATATATGTGGAATTTGGGCCACGGCCAAATTCCTATGTAACAGATGTATTTTTTCATGTGCATGGCGTATGGCATGATCGTAGTTGAGATTTAGAATGTAATTTTTGTACAGGTCTTTGATTTCTTGAGGCCAGTCGTGACCTATGCCCCCGGCATTGATCTGCCAATATTGTTCGGTGCCTTGGTGCCACCATTCTTCTCGTTCCCAGGTGCTCCATCCTATCACCACAAGATCTGGGCGAAACACGTCCAAGGCCGCATAGGTGGTGCGGATAATACGGTCATTGCTACTGGCACTTTCAGCATCACACTCTAATATTGCACCCAGCATGTTGGCCAGTTCACAGCCGTAACTCACACGCAGATTATCTGGATGTGGCTCACGTGACATGTTCCAGTACAGACTGTCGTCTTGAGCAAACGAATATGAATTTACTGCTTCGGCACCAGCACTGTGGCTGTCGCCATTTACATATAGTATCATTTTTTAAAATAATTTTGGTATAAGAATTCAGCCCAGGCTCGGTGTGCCGCTGGACCAAAATGCATGCTGGTCTCACTGACTGGTCGATATCCTTGATTTTTTAACCACAAACAATAGGTGTAAGATTCCAAGTACGGTTCAACAAAATAATTTCCCCAGTCAAAGTAAGTGCTGCCCATGTCAGGTATGAATTCAAAGCTGTTGAACGTATTAAAAAACAAATGTGGTATAGACAAATCAAGCAATTCCCGATGGAAACTAAAAATCTCTTGATGCGATGCCACGGTCCTGGTATTGATGGCGTCGGAATCGGAATTGTCAATCACCCATTTTTTATATCGATTGGCCAACTCTGCAGGAACTGATTTAACACCGCCCCCATTTACTTGATGTGCAACGCCATTGTACCACCACTCTTCTCGTTCAAATGGACTCCATCCTATCACTACAAGGTCGGGTCGATTATTTTTGAGATATTCACGAGTGAGTCGTAGTATTCTTGCATTGCTACCACCGGACTCGGCTTCACAAATCAAGTCTGCACCCAGCATGTTGGCCAATCGCTGACTATAACTGCGGTTAACGCATTCAACTTGTGGATCTTGACTCCGGGTGTTACTTTGTATTGGTTGGTACTGTCTGGTATTTTCGTCGAATTCTAACAGCTTTCCGTTACGCATGCATACCAACTCTGCACCAGCACTATGACTATCACCATTCACATACAAGATCACGATACTTCAGTTTTCCCGCCACCAAGATCTTTGCGATCAATCACACGAGGTCTGGCCTCAAACGGTTGATTGGCTTCCCATTGTTCGTAGTTTTCAGCAATGACATTTTTGCACACATCAGCAAACCACTGATCCACCATGTCGGCATCAGTTTTGCCTTGGTAACCAGCACGCACCAAATTGGCCACAAACTTGTCATTCCAATCCAGTTCAAACGCACCGTTGCCAATGTTTTCGGGATCCAGTTCCACACTGAGTATGGCCACATACGGTTCACCCTTTTCTGTGGCCGCGTCTTTGGCAGATTTCTTTCGAGGCTTTGGTGCTTCCGTTTTTGCTTCAGGTTTCCGTTTTAGAAAACGATCAAATATTCCCATGATAATTCCTTAGATAATTTTTTGTGCAATGACCATCAAACTCAACCATGCCCACATGGTGTTAAAAGCCACCAGCGTTGGCAACAGTTTTTTGTTTGATGCCCAGATCAATGTCAAACTGGTGGCCAAGGTCAAAAAGTACAGTTGCCAAATTTGGATGCCAAATATTAATCCCGGAATAATAATTATGGCTTTACAAAACCAAGAAACAAACTCAACTATGTTATAGTCAGTCCAGTAGGCTCGTGTAAACCACATGTGATAGCAATCACGAATCTTGTCCCACCCAGTGAAGTGATAAGTAAATCCAGTTAATACTACCCATGCTGTTACAGCAAATACTATTTGTTCTACGGTCATTTTGTTTCCTCTTTGTTTGTTACTTCTACCCAGGTGTAATCACCCAACCACTTGACCTGACAGATATATTCATAATCTGCAGGCGCACCTGTGGTCCAATCATTTGGGCCCAGATGGGTCAATCTAGTGCCTTGTTTGTTGTGTTCGTAAGCCAACCAATAGGTTTGGCCGTGATACACTTGGAACTCGTACTTGGCAGCATGCACCATGTCGGTTATGTCTAATCGACGTTTAAGTTCCGCGGCTTGCCGTTGTAATACTGTTACCAATTCTGTAATTCTGTTATATTCTTGTTGAGCATACATGCGGGCCACATTGACCATGATGTCTTTTTGCTTTTCAACAGGAATAAGATCAAACTTGGGGCCTCCTGCTTCGGTTGCATACGTGCTGACGTTGCGATTGAAAAATGCAACCAAAGTATTACCGACTGTGATGTCAAAACTCTCTCGTCCGTCGGTGACATTGGATTTTTTTTCGGTCACTGTTGTAGTTGCCAAATTAGGTGTTGTTGACTTTTATGATAACGAAATTCGTAGACTGGAGTGCCCGGACCAGTCCACATGGCTTCACCTTGATAAGCAGTCTCTAACCAGACACGTTGTCCAGTCAAGTCACACCGCTGTGGCCACCAAACAAATACCGGTTTCCAAACTGCCCGATAATAAAAACTGCTGACTCCGTTAAAAAAATCCGGCATGCCCAACATCACTTGCCCCAGCCGTTGCCCCACAAGTCTACATGCAAGCGTGGGCTGTAGTTAAATCCACGTTCACAACAGATGTTGGCAATGTTTAGTTTGTTGCTTTCGTATGGATCAACTACACCGCCCTGTGGCATCAAATAAACAACACCTTTGAAGCCATCATGTCTAAACGCATCCACAGCACGAACAGCTTCGTTCACATGGTCTTCTGTTTCTACCACAAACTTGAGATATGTGTGTCCATAAGTTTGATAGATGTTAACAATCTTGGGTTTGATGGCATCATCCCACGACTCGCCTGATGCACTCAGTTTGGCACTGACACTAAAGGTAACTTCACGACCGGCCTTGTCACCAGCCCAGTCAATCAGATAATCTCTAAAGTCTTCGTGTAATTCTTGAGTGCCATTGGTTTCAAATGTGATGTTCTTTAAGTCTGCCATTCTTGGATGACTCAATAATTCTGCATAAGCACGTTGCCACCCCAGTAATGGCTCACCGCCCGTGATGACCAAGTGTACGTCATTGCCGTTGTTCTGAGCCCACATGTTGTTGGGAGTCAAGGCCAACATTCGATCCACAAGTTCTTCAGTGGTCACTGTGGGACTCAAGTGTTTATAAGCCGGATGCCATGACGCATAACTGTCGCATCCTGTTTCTACCAGGGGCAAATCTGTAAATGTTTTATACAGTTCCACCTTTTTGGCCACTTCGTCAGCACCTGTAGATTTTTCTCCTGGCTTGCAACCAAAACCACTACAGGTAAAATTACAGCCAAAGGTTCTCAAGAATACGCTAGGTACTCCAACAAAACGACCTTCGCCTTGCAAACTATAAAATATTTCGCTGACTTTGATTTTCATGATTGATTAACCTTCATATACTGCACTATTACCTGCGTGTTCAAACACTTCTGCACTACGCAGTCGAACACCCGATCCAACAGGGTAGCGTGCTTCAAACACACGACCGTCTGGATGTGTCCATCCTCGACTTTCTTGGTATGCCGACAAGATTTCATTCATGGTCTTGTATGCCAATTCAGCAAACTTCTCACAACCCACCGCTTCCACAATGCGTAGATCCACTACACCACCTTCAGCAGCCGATCCAAATCCAGCCATGATTTCAAATAATTTCATGTGGGGATCATCAGACCCTACGCAAAGAGTATGATCAAACTGCCAGTCGGCCCACTCCTTGAATGCTTTGAGCCCACCAAAGTCCATGACCCAGTTGCGATCATCCAAGGTTTCACTTTCAAAAATCAGTTTGATACCAATTGAGTAGCCGTGTAGCAGAGCACAGTGACTATGAGTGCTACGCCATTGGCGAAAGCAACAACTGAGTCCTCGGTCCGTGCCGTATGTTTTTGTAGAAAGATATTTTGCCATTGTTTTTCCTATGTTATATTATAGCATAGGCTTGCAGAATTTGTAAAGCGGGATGAATGCCGTAAAGGCCGCTGTTCGATACAACTATTTATCTCCACCATTCTTCCCAAGGAAAAACACACCATATGGGTTCTTCTAACTTGTTGATGCTTTGGCCCACATAGTTTACATCCTTGAAATCCGATGCTTCGTTGTTGACCATGACAGCAAAGCGGGTGGTGTTGCCCCAAATGTCATTCCATCGATCGACATCGTTGGGCATGCAACCCGATTGCCAATCCTCACGTATCCAGTTTAGTGTGGCACCAGAATCATTGATATCGTCCACGATCAGTATGTTCTTGGGATCTTGCTCATCTACACTTTTGTATCCGTAAGCATCTTCGGCCATCCAGCAGTTGGATTCTGGACCAAAACCGGTGTTGTCACGCAGACTCACGCCTAGACTGTGCATGGGCACGTCAAGATAATGACTCAGCATGACCGCAGGTACGAGTCCACCGCGGGTAAGTCCCACAATGTAATCTGGTTTGAAGCCATCATGATTCAT